TAATCCTGTTACTCTATGAAGCTTGTCAAGTTTGCGATATTCAAGAATATCAATTTCAAAACGATGAGTGCTATTTGGAGCAAGATTATTCATTGGAATAAAACCTGCATTTTCAGTAAGAACACCAACCATTTCGTGTGGAAATCTTGTTAGCGCTTCGTTTTCTATAAGTTCAAGGTCAGTTGGAGTAATCATTACATTCGAGCATTTGACAAGCCAGGGAAATCACGCTTTAGAAACAATCTTCTTGGCAATCTTCTATCGGCTCTATTGAGTTCTGATGTTAGCATCCATTTGACTGTATGCTTGTTTTGATGTTCTTTACGTTCAACCCACCAGATATCTTTCGGAAGAAATGCCAATCCTGATGGTGTTGAACCAGTTCCAAGATATTTGTCGAGAGTTCGCCAATGAGTTAGTTTTGCTCCAACAATATCACCTAATGTGATAATAGCAGGCAACATAACTTTACTGACATTTGAAATTGATAATGATGGTTTTGCAGGAGCTTCTGAACCAGAATATTGAAGGTTTTCAATAAAGATTGGCATTGGGTTCCATGTCAGATTATTGAAAGTCACTGCAGTGTAATTACTATTTAGTTGAGGTGAAAAACGATAAACACTTCCACCTAACATTGAACAATCAAGTTCGAATAAGTCAATTACACTTTCAATTGCTTGAGCTCTTACATCTTGTTGAATTGTCATATCTATTACTCTCCCTTTTAGATATCGAACACTTGAGTGATTTGAGCATTATAAGTATAAATGTTACCTGATGCTGCAACCATTTCCATACTATTTATTCTGTATTTTTTTTGCACATTCAACGGAGATGGAAGAGGTGGTGTCCAAGTTACATAATCAGCACCATATCTTGTAGTTGCCCAAGTATTTTCAAGTGTTGCACAATCAGTTGAATTGAGATTTTCCCAAACAATTGTCCATTGTTGCCTAACATTATTGATACCATCTGGAGCAATTTGCTCATATCCATCACCAAAAGATGAAACGAGCATTTTTGGAGCACGTTTCATTTGCGATGCTTGAGATATTTTAGTTGTAAGTGGCATTGTAGAGTTTGCCATACTTATATTCTCCTTGTTTGATTGAGACTATTTCCAGGTCGATGCATATCTTGAACTTCCATTCTTATCAATTGAGTGATTTCTTTTTTGATTGCTTGACCAATTTCCATTCCTTGTTGATTTGGAGTTGATTTTGGGTCAGATTTGACAACAACATTGATTGCTCCAACTTGAACATTATTTCCACCGCCAGACGAACCACCACCTCTTACACCAAGCTTTCCATCAGCTCCTCTTGCAAGTGGCATAATTGCTTCTGGTCCAGCTTCACCCATAATACCAGTTTTACCGTTAGACATTGCAAATGGTGTTGCTCTTTCAACTACACCACCTTCTGCGAAGAACTGAGCATTACTTCCATCAAACACTGCTCCATTAGCAGCATAATTTTGTCCAGGTTGAGCAATAACAGCACCACCTCCTCCAGTTCCATATCCAAATGCTGCAGATAATGCTTTGAATATCAATGCTTTCAATATCATTTTTTCAATATCTTTGATAATTGAAAGTGCAAACTCTTTGAAACTTGCTTTACCAGATGTTGCTAAATTGGTAAGAGCATCTGCCATTCCATCAATTCCATTCAAAGTAATATCTTTGAAACCCTCATTTATTTGATTTGTAAAGTCACCAGAAGTTCTTTCAAGTTCTGTAAAATGAAGTTTCATTTTGTCAGTATAAGAACCATTCGTTTTTATCAAGGCTTCTTTTTCTTCTTGATTGATAGCTTTTATTTTATTCGCTTTACCTTGTTCAAGCGCAATAATTGCATTTGCATTACCTCTTGCTCTGACAAGTTCAGCAATATATTGGTCTTCTACAGCTTTACGTCTAATTTGAGATTGAAGAATAATTGCAGATGTTTTACGACCTTCTATTCTTGCAAGTTCTAAAGCGGCATCATTAGCCCACTTATTCACTGACGCAATATCTTTAGCTTCTCTACGAGTTCTTTCTTGTTCTTTTTCAGCCATTGCCTTTTTTATAGCTTCTCTATCTTTTTCACCATCTTTAGTTATATTGGTGATTTGAGCTTGCATATCTTCTTCAATTTTTACAGTTAGCATTCCTTCAGCTTTCAAACGCTGCATACTTTCCTGTATCATCTTGATTTCATTTGCTTCTCGAATTTTTGATTTTTCAAGAAGGTCAGAAGTCGTATCATCTTCAAGTCTTAGTCTTTTATTATGTTCGGTAATTGAAATTTGAGTAATACGTTCTTGTTTTCTTTGTTCTTCAGACAAAGCCTTATCAGCTGCACGTTTTTTCTCTCTTTCCTGTTCTTCGTAATTTCTAACAATGTCTGCTTGTCGTTGCTTACCAGTTTTAGTTTCGTCATCATACATATTCGAGCGTTTGATTGCATCAGCAACTGTTCCAGGATTTTTTCTTGCTAATGCATCCTCTAATGAAATGTGTTCTTCTCTAGCAATTTTTGCTGCTTTTGCCATATTTGTAGAGCCAGCAATATATTCTGCAAAAACATAAATCATATTACCATCATATTTTTTTCTGGTTTCTTCGAAAAAATTAGCTAACGCAACAAGTTGGTCTTCTGTTTTATTGACATCACCACCGGGGTTCCATTCTTTCATGAACACAGGTTTTTGTTGATAATCTCCAATTACTCCTCCATCGTGCGGAATTTTTCTATTTGGGTCAGTGCCATTACTGCTTTCTGCAGCAAATAATACTTTTCTAAATGCTTCAACACTTGCAATTTTCTTTTCTTGAAGTTCTCCCTGAGCAACAAGTTCTCTATCAGCACCAGCCTTATCACTTTCAATTACTGCATCCCAATATTTTGAATAAAGTTCAACTCTTTTATCAAGTTCCTTTTTCATATTTGAAATTACCTTCGAGTCATCCTTCCATCCGAATTCTCTTGCAGCATCAATTTGGTCATAGAGGTCATTTATTTTTCTAACAAGTTCTTCTTTTGTTTCGTTTATTTCACCATAAACTATACGATTATACATTTGAAGATATTCACGAACATCGGTTGCACTTGGAACAAGATTGCTAAGCACAGACATTCCTCTATCAACCATAGCTTCACCTAAATGTTTGCCACTTTGTTGAAGCGTTATTTCTTTTACTTCTTCGCTTGTTCCTCTCAAATCAGCTAAAAACTTTGATAAATTATCAGCAGAGTCTTTTACCCAAGAACTATCTGTAATATCTTGAACAAACATTGTCCATTCATTTTTCAATCTTTGAACACTCTGACCAGCTGTTTCAAATTTTCCATTATTGAAAGCTTTATCTAAACCTTCAGCAAAAGGATTGAAAAACTCTTCAGTTGCTAATTGTCCAGTTGAAATAAGTTTTATCAATTTTTCAAGTGGCATATTCATACTATCAGCAGCAATTCGCATTGCACCTGGTAAATGTTCGCCTAATTGTTGGCGAAGTTCTTCCATTGAAACTACACCTTTATTCACCATTTGAGATACAGCTCTCAACATACCTTCTAATTGTTGAGAAGAACCACCAAGTTTAGCATTTGCGGCAGTAAGAGCCTCAAACATTTTTCGAGTATTTTCACCTTCAAGAGAAGTTCCTCTTGTTGCTGCTGTAAGTTTTACAAAACCATCTGCAGTAGCAAATAAATCTTGTCCCATTTTCTGAGCAACATCTCTTACATATCCTAAATCTCTTGACGCTAATACAGCACTCCCTGATGCAGCTTCCATCGTCATTTTCATTCTGTCTTCTGCAACTACACTTTCGATAATTGCTGCGCCAAGTTCTTTGATAACCATTGTTGCAGCACCAACACCTGCCGCGTTGGCTGAAATTGTAATTGTTGATGCTATATTTGCCATACTTTATTCCGAGGTTGAAGGTTGTGATTTTGATTGTTGAAGTATTTGATTTATTTCGTTAGTATAGTTTTTGTCTAACGAAAGAAGAATGCGAAGTTCAATTGCATCTATGTTGATTTCAAACAATTTCATATAGTTTGAAACTTCTTGAAGAGAGTAGTATTCATCAAGGTGATGCTTGAAATACATCATATCCCAGAAACGATTTGCGAGGTCGTTGAGATGTTCAGGAAAGGTGGGTCTATCTGAGAGGGGTGTTTTACCACCTCGTTGTTCAATAAGATGATATTGTTGTCTTAGTGTAATGCCAGAACTATCAAGTGGAGTGTCTATTCGAGCAACCCACTTGATATATTCTTTTAGTTTTTCTACATCTTCAAAAAAAAATTGCGCTCGTCAATAATGAACTTTTGAATTTGTTCAACAATCCACAAATTTTCTGGATTTGACAAGATTTCAACTGCAGCTTCATTTGAGTATGGAGTATCAATTGCACCATTGTCTAACCATCCAACAATCATTGATGCAACAAATTCTTTTCCTTCTTTTTCAATCAAACTAAAAATATCAACATACTCTTTTTGAGCAGAACTTTTGATTTTCTTCATAAACTCTAACCATTGCGGTGAGTTACGACCAACAATATAAAGCTCAAGTGGTCCTTGAGTTCCATCAGGTAAATCAAAAGTATCAACTGGAACATCAATTATTAGAGGTTCTTCATAAGTTTCTTCAACGGGTTTTTCATT